AAGACCATTAGCAATAAGTTCATTGTAAACATCTTTTTGTTGTATCGAAAGCTCTGCCATTATTCTGGTGTATTAAATAAATCTTCATTAATTTTATTTTGAATTATATTTTGAATTTGCATTTCTTTATTTACTTGACTTGTTTTATAAGTTTGAAAATAATCTACAGGACCTTCTTTAAAATCTGGTGCTAGTTGTTGATAGTAATAAGCGTTTATAATTCTAAATGGATTTGCTTCTTCTGCTGTACCAAATAATTCTACAAGAGATTCACTACTTACTTTATCTTTAAGTTCATTAGCTAAAGCTTGTGCTGCCTTTTCATTTGCAACAGATTCAAATTCTATGTCTTTATTTGTAAATGCTTCTGTTTTTGCAAATTCTGGAATTTTTTCATTTATTTCCATCATAGCTTTTTGAGCAGCAACAAGTTTTCTTAAAGCTTGTGGGTTAGTACCTACGTCTCCAATTGTACTTAACAAAACTTGAATATCTTTATCAGAAGCTGGATATAAGTCTTTAACTTGTGAAACTATCGCTGCTTTAGTTGCTGCAGAAAATAAATCTTTAAAAGCAACTTTATCTGAAGCAGATAAATCTTGACCAGTTTCTAAGCCAGATACATTTTTTTTAAGATCCTCATATTTTTCTGATAAGCCTAGTTCTGAAAATACTTTTTCGAATGGTGTTAGAAACTCTGATACTAAACCAGTTGGTGCTTCAAAACCTTTTTGAGCTAATTTATATAATTCTATATATCTTTGATCAAGTGCGCCATATTGTTGTTTTTTATCTCTGTATCTTTTTTGAAAATCTGGATAAAGTTTTAATATAGCTTCATCAACAGTTCCTCTAATTCTAGGTGGCTCACCTTTCAATGCTTTTTGTAACCCTGCTTGTGCTTTGATAATGTCTATATCTTGTTTTTTTCTTTTAGTTTCTACAGCTTCTGATTCTAAAAATCCTTTCTTCTGACCCCCGGCTATAGTACCAATTGGTGATTTAGCTTGAGTAATAGGTGTGTATGAAGATGCATCAATTAAAGTATTAAGACCAGAAAGAAACATCATTCTTTTTTCACGGTCATCATAGACAGTTTCTAATTTTTTTTCAGCACCTTCAGCAATGTTTGTAAAAGCTTCTCCTACACTATTTACAAAAGTTTTAAATCCACTATCTTTCTTTTTACCTGCCTCTAAATCTTCTATATCTTCATACTGATCTACATTACCTTTTGCCTCTGCAGTTCTTTCATCAAGAAGTTTTTTAGCTAATTCAGAATCAAAAGCTTTACCAGTTACTTTAACTTCAACTTTTTCTGTATCTTCTGCCATTAGTTTACCTTTTTAAATTCAACATCTATCTTAGAGTAATCGACCATTAAGTAACCATCGTCATTTACCATAGAAGCTTCTGGTACTTGATGTGCCATAACACCTTGGTATGTTACATCATCACCTTTATATTTAAAGTTATAAATATTAATTCCACTAGGAGATTGACCAACTAATTGGATATTCTCTTTAGCTCTAATATCTGACATTGCAGCAAAAGCTTGACCTGCACCAAGTATTTGTGCAAATGGACTTGGAGAACCGACCGGTGTTCCTACCATCGCTGATCTTTCTTCTCCATAAGTTCTAATAGGTGCACCTGCTAAAGCACCAATCATTTGTCTTACTTGACCAGCAGGGTATTCTCTTTCTTCAATGAAATCTCTATAAGCTTCAGTTAATCCAGCTTGTTCTATTCCTCTTTGTAAACTTCCAGCTTGACCTAAACCAGCTGCAGCACCAGCAAGTCCTGATAATTGTGCTTGAGCAGCACCTAACTGTGCAGCACGATCAGCAGCAAATCTTTGTGCGCCTGATTCAAAACCAGCTTGTCTTAATCTAGATGATGTATCAGCAACTTGATCAAAATATCTTTCTCTACCTAAAACTCTTTCAATACCTTCTCTAGATCCACCAAAAGCTCCTGCTCCAATTGCTCTTGCCGCCATTGATCTTTCTTGCTGACCATAAGCTTCTCCTAAATCAGATAAAGTAGATTGTATAACTGCATTTTGATATGGATTCATATACTGTTGCATAGTAGCAGTATCAAAAGTTTGTTGTCCAATTTGTGCTAACTGACCTGCTTGTGGTAAAATTTGATTAGTAAATACATCAGAAACTTGTTGCTCTTGTGGACTTATTTGAGCTACACGTTGACCAGTGTATCCTTGATAAGGTTGAGTAAAAACATCTTCAGCTGTTCTTAATGTACGTTCTTGAATTTCTTTAAAGTATTCTGGTATTTGCGAAGTAACTGTTTGTTGACTTGGCGCTTGAACTACTGTTGTTGATGGTTTAAAAAGACTACCCATTGATTATATATGTTCCTCCGATATTTTTATATCCTAATTTAATAAAGGCGTTATGTTTTCTTTCAACGTCTTTACCTTGAGTTATTTCGCATAAAGCAGTTAATTTTTTACTTTGTGCGTATTCTTTAAAAACTATCATTATAGCTCTAAAGATATGAAAATTACGATATTTAGGATTAACATGTAACCATAGACTTCTAAGAAATCTTTTGTCGCTATACCATGTTTCATCTATAGCAGCAGCCATAGTTCCTACAATAACATTTTCATATTCTACTACTATAACAAAACTATTTCTAATGTAAAATATAATATGATCAAGTAATTTCTTATTATTTACATTACCAAAGTTATAAGGTGATTCTGGAAGCCAAGTCTTTAAAAGCTCTCGAATACGTACAGCATCATCAATACGAGCTTGTCTAATCTTATATTTATCTTTTTCCATCAGGTCTTATATTGATTCTTAATGTACCAAATCGCCAATTACTACCTAATTCGTCACTTTCTATTTTAATGGAAGATTGTCTTCCTCTTGTTCTTGTATTATAAAACGATGTTGTATTAGATACTGTAATGGTTTCTCCTGTAGTTTTAGAGCTATTAGGATAATCTCTAGTAGATATAGTTATATTAGCATTTCCAGTTTGATTTTTAAAATCTGGTATAACTTTATTAATAAAACTAAAATTCTCTCCATCAGCAATGTCTCCATCACCTGATTCTATATAAGAAGTGATCGCAGAACCATCAGCATCAACACCATCTTCATGACGATAGATTAAACTTCTTCCAGCAGTGAGACCATATATAGTTGAATATGTATTCGCAGTAGAATTAGATAAGTACTGAGTAGCTAAAGGATTTTGCTCTACTCCATTATCTATATATGTACTTCTTGATAAATTACCAAAATACCAACTATTTTCTAAATGATTATAAATTACATACTTATCTATAAAATTAGATGAAGCTGAGCAGTAATACCAAATCACTTCAGAGAAGTCAGAAGTTTGTCCAGCATAAACTTGAGAGTATTGAGTTTTATTTATATTATCAAAAACATGATTTAATATAGGACAAGGTATTTCTTGAACAGCACCTGCAAATCTAAAGAATTGGCCATCGGCCATCCAGTAAGCTACGTCATCTATTACAATTGCACTATTTAATCCAACGGTTCCACAGTCATTACCGAGTTGACGAAAACCAAATATAAAAGGTGGACCAATAAAAGACATCGATTGAAGTGCTGTATCTGTCCATACAAGTATAGTTCCTTTTGCAGGTATAGCTGATCTTATTTCACTACCACCTGCAATTCTTTGTGACCCTGCTGAGTTAGTTACGTTAGGAGTCCAAAAATTATAATTTTCTTGATCTGACCATCTTATAAATAGTTTATCTTGTGTACTAGATGTTCCTATAGTTGTCTCTGTTCCCATACAAATTAAATGTCTAGTTTCTGTAGATACTATTGATAAAGTAGAAGCTGTAGGAGCATTAGCAATAAGTGTAGCTCTATTGTCAGTCATACCTCCTGATTCGTTCCACTCATAAGTAGCTCCATCTCTTTGAGTTAAAATTAAATCTTCTCCCCAATTATTTAATGACCACTGTCTCATATCTAGTGTAACTTCAGAAGTAGAACGTGGTTCATTCCAAGCTTCTGCTGACCATGAACCTGAGTTCCAACCATATCCAAAAGTTTGTATACTAGGACCTATATTTATTTGATATGATATATCAGCGTTAGCTGTATCAGTAACTGTTGATGTGGCAGTTCCAGGTGTTGTAATTGTATAAGCGTCAGTATTATTAATAGCAACAATTTCAAATTCATTTTCTAAATCAGTAGTAGTAATACCTCCTACATTTGCTGATACATTAGATATAGTTATAAAAGCACCTAATATAGCTCCATGTGCAGTATGATTAATTATTACATTAGAGCTAGTATCAGTAGTAGTAAATACAGAAGTTAAACTATTAGATTGTCTAATAGGTGTAATATCTTGATTAGTTCCACCTTGATATGCATAAACTTTTCTATCTGTGCCAATTGATTGATAACGAGTACCATCTAAACTAATCCAAGAAGCAATATCTGCAGGTCTTCCTACATAATAATCTTCACTAAATTTAGTCCAACCGCCTATTTTTTGAGGTAAACCTTTTCTAAATCTAATCTTATCACAATCAGTCCATCTACCTTCTGCACCAGTTTCGGTGTTTTCGGTGTCTAAACCAGGTAGAAAATTAAGTTGAGTTAATGGCATAACAAAAATTATATAACAAAACTACAAAAAATCTATTTATTTCTTATCGAGCTAGTCCTGGTATTCCAGTGCTTGTAACAAATGGATTATTTGCAAATGCCATGTAGATAAATGATGCACCAGAACCATTAATTTCTCCACCACTTGAAATTAACTTAAAGCCATTTGAATATATATCCATAATATTAGTATTTCCAGCAGCTTCACTTCTTGAATCATTTGCTGATAATTCTGGATTTCCAACTGTAGCTGTATTATTTGGTCTTCCATTAAAACCTACTCTTTTTATATCACATATAAACCAAACTCCTGTACTATCAGTTCTCTTACACATAACCCAAGCAGGTTTGAATCCTGTATAAACAAATGTTCCATCTGTACTTCCATTACCAACGTAGCTTCCAAACTTACTAAATCCTTTTTTTTCTGCGAACGCATACATTATATAAGTATTATTATTTCCATTTATTTGATCATTAGTTCCTAAATTAACTACTGAAGAAGTTGGACTTGTGTCATTCCAATATTCACTAGATGTGCTAACAGCACCAGTACTATTCAAAGCAATTCTTTTAGTGTTTCCTAAACTGCTATGATACACATTCCAATCTCTAGGTGTTGAATCACCAGTTCCAATTCTTTTTTTTATAATAAACCAATCTGGTGCAACACCTAAGTTATGTGGAATAGTATGATTTGCAGTGCCATTTCCAGTAAATGCTGTTATAGAAAAACCAGCTGTTGTTGAAACTGATGCAGTGTAAGATTGTGCAGTGCCAGAGCCTGTTGTACTACCAGATACAGATGTTCCAGCTAACCAACCCCAAAGTACATAAGTGCTACCAGAAGCATTAACATTATCTACATCATCTCCAAGTGTAAAACCATTACTATCAAAACTTGTAAGATATGTAGTTTGTTCTCCACTAGTAGCTTCAGCATCAGTATCATTAGGTACAAGTGATCTATTAGCACCTCTTACAGAATCATATAAAAAGTGATTTGCTCCACCACTTCTTCGTTTAAACCATACCATATCAGGTTGCATATCTGTATTACCATCAAAAGTTTGTGCATTATTTGTTGTGCCATCTCCTGCGTAAGGTTTGGTTTGAAAGTATGCTGTTGGGTCGTCTATATCTGTGTAAGCCATATTTATATTCCTTTTAACTTGTTAAAAGCCATTATCCATACTCCGCTAA